CTTCTCTGATGCGGTGATCAAGCAGGAGTCGATGTATTAACATACACCGTGTATGTTGAAGCTCTCGGTCTCGAGGCTCATTAAACTCTTGAGCCTCGTCCAGACTCTCATCAAATCTGTTCTCACAGTGAGAGGAAAGCCTGATGAAAACGAGCCGACCCAGTCGGTTGGTCAGACGTCTGCTAAAGACGTTCCGACTGTCCCAAGAAGAAGGCGAAAGTCTTCTCCTTGACGTTGCCAGAGACTTGTGGTATCGTATCGATAGTCCTACGTCGCTAGGCCTATATCTTTGTGTTAGGCACGGAGATTTACTCTCCGTCCTCCAACACTCGATAAATCCTAATGACTACACTTCTGCAGAACTTTTCGGCCTAGACTATCAGGCTGTTTCGTTCTTAAAGAAATGTCCGCTTTCCGTCGTTACTTCTGACGAGAAAGAGGCCGCAGCGACCCGTAAATTCTGGGAGGCTGAGGAGGACTGTCGTGCTACCAATGCCCGTTTCCGATCCCGTTATAGTGGGGGAATTGGTTCTCCCCTCGTTGAGGCCGTACTTCACGGCGCACAGCGGAAAATCTTTAACTGGATCGGCGAGGGTCCTAACCCTCATGAATGGGCCTTGCGTTGTCGCTTTGGACCCGGTGCTGATGATAAAACATCAGGCGCTAAAGTCGGGGCGTACCACAAACTATCAGCTCTCTCAGCGACTGCTGAGTTTGCTGATTGTGCGGTGAGTTTGGCTTTAGACCATCCACCGTGGGCTAGATACCTGGCTGGTTTCGACATCGAAGTCAGTGATGGCTCCGTGTCTGAGATCAGCTGTTCGATCCAGCCCGGCAACATAGTCTTGTTCGTCCTCAAGACGGCTATGATTTTCAGAACCATAGCCAAAGAGCCTAGAGATAACGTCTTCGCCCAATTGGGCTTAGGCGCTATCCTCCGGGATTGCCTGCGAACGCGGGCAAAACTGGACCTCAATACGCAACGTCCCAACCAGGACCTCGCGTACGATGCTAGTCTCAAGGGGCATCTCGCAACCATTGACCTGATTTCCGCTAGCGGTACAATTGCTAGAGAATTTGTCCGGGATCTACTTCCCGAGGGCTGGTTTAATGCCCTCGAT